GACGCTGTCGGCCTTCCAGACCGTGTCCGGTGGCATAGGGCCGGCGAATATGCCGGTATGGCGGCCGGCCTGTACATGCCAGTCCTCGCCCGGCACCGTTCTGAGAAGTGACCAGCCGTCGAGCACCCCGTGCACCTGGGACCAGGAGACCGGGCCTACGCGTGTCAGGTCGCACGCCCAGGCCCAGTTATCGGCGGGTTGGATCATGTGGTACGAGCCGACGAAGCCGGGGGCGATCTTGCGATCAGGGTCGGCGGCGAGGTTGCCCTGGCCGTTGCGCCAACGCGCGTACAGGTGCCGCTGGGCGTCCATCGAGCGTGCCCCCGATTCGATCCGGACATCGTCGCGCATGAGCTGAGACGACCAGAACGCGCCCGCCAGGCGAAACGCCAAAACGGGGTGCAGGTGCTCGACGTCCTCGTCGCCGTCGTCGCGGTACGGCTCGAGGGCGGCTACCAGGTCGGCGTGTCGCATCAGGCGTCGACTATGTCGGTGATCTCGTTGCGGCAGGGTCCGCAGAACACATCGCCGGCGGGCCGTTTCGTAACCGCGATCTCGACGCCTTCGTTGATGCAGCCGGCGGTGCGACAGGTTGCGATGTAGTCCTGGTCCATGTCATGCCTCCAGTGTTGCGAGCCAGGAGGCGTCGCCGGCGACAAAGCCGCTGCTTGCGTTGAGTAGGAAGATGCGGCACGAACTGGCCGAAATGGCGTCGACGTTCGGAACCTTCGACGCGCCGCCGCCGGTGTTCGCCTGCGTCACCATCACATTCGGGGCGGAAGCAAACCGCGACGATGCAAACGTGACCGTGGTTCCCGAGGCGCTGATCGACTGCGACGCGCCCGTTTCGACAGCCGTAAAACCGCTCGCCAAGTAGGTATTTACATCTGATGCGGTGAGCGTTTCGCCGGCAGTGAACGTCTTGTTTGCCATCTTACAGAATCCTGTTCTGGTCGAGGACGCCGAGCTGGGCCGAGTCGAGGACGAAACCCATATTAGTCCCAGCGTCGAAAGTGTGAAGTCTCATCGTCCAATCTTCGGGGTTCGCCGACACCTGGACGCGGGAAACGCCGACGTCTTTTTCGTTCGTGGTCGAACCTGCGCCGGTCCATTTGACAGTGCATGGCTTCCAGAGGGAACCGAACGCATAAGACGGCGCGTGCATTAGCGTCTGAACGCCAGCCAGGGCACCATCGTTCGCTTTTCCCTTAATCATGGAGCCGGTTACCTCGAAGCTCTGAACTGTCAGCGGCGCCTCCGCGAACCTGGTCGTCAGGAACGATGCCATGCGTAAGGCGTCGTCGTCGGCGGTAAGCGGAAGGCCGGTGTAGCTGAGGGAACGCGGGCCGAACTTTTGGGAATTGGTGTCGTTGTAGGAATGTTGCGACGAACCGCCGCTGCGGGTAATCGACGCTTGCGTAACCAGCTCGTCAGCGTCGAAGCCGAGCCGGAGATCCCTATACGGCAATTCTGTAGTCGACAGGCTGTCGGCGTCGTCAAAATCTGGCATCGTCCACAGCGGCGACGCCGTCGTGGGCGCGAGCCTGGCACGTTGTATGCCGGTCGCCAGGTAGAACACCTGCTTAGTGCCACCGGACACGGCAAAAACGAGGTTGCCGGGGAAAATCACACCGTATTCGGTCGCGGCGAGGACTTGGTAGTGGTCGCCGAGGAAGTCGCCGGCTGCAACCGTCAGCGATACATCCTCGAAACCTGTTCCGGCCGAGAGCCACGCCGGGATGGTCGCATCGGCACCGAATGTTGCGCGGACAACATCCGACGCGAGATTGCCGAACACAGTCAACACCTCGGCTGCTTCCGTTGATCCCGCCTGGGCCGTGTACCTCGAGACGTAGGTGATCCAGTCAGCGGCGGTCAACGTCATGGTTGAATCGAACCCGTCGTCGACGAACTCGACGTCGATGATAGGGCCGCCAAAAAACGGGGCACGCATATTCAGGAGCGTTGTGACGAGCGCCGGCGGGTCGGATGTCCCGGCACGCGCCAGAACGAATAGCGGCTCCGAAAACCAGGCCCGCGCCGAATGTGTGCCGCCGCCGCCCGGCGTTAACGCCCCGTCTGTGTTGTCGAGGACGACTTGCGCGCTTGAGCGGCCGAGACGGCCCAGCCTTACCTGGTGGTCGATCGTGAACGAACGAACCCTGGAGGTGAAGTCGTCAGCGTCGCTCGGTGTGCCCGATGTGGTAACGGTAGCTGTGCCATCGAATCCGCCTATCTGGACGTCCCAGCCGGTGTATATGGTCACGATCGCCGGGTGCTGACAGTCGGGAACACAGCGGCGCCGCGTCGCTGCGTTTCGCGCCGGATCGCGTCGACTACTTCCTCACCAGATACCCCCGTAACGTGGACGTTGACGACGGTCGACCCGACACCCCCGACGCGGTCGAGCGGTATCACCATTTCGGGGCCGGATTCGCCGACGAGCGCCAGGGTTGGCGATTCGACCAGGCCGCCGGCTGCGAGAGGCGAGATGTCGGGGAACATGTCGAAACCGCCGAAGCCTTTTCCGCCGACACCTGGCACCCAGTCGGGGATGTCGAAACGCGGCATCCGCAGGTCCGCGCGGTTCCACACTTCGATCAGGCCGTTTACCAGCGCCTTCCCGAACTGCTTTCCGAGACTTCCGAGAAGCGAAATGCCGCCGGCTGCCGCGTTGAACAGGTCGCCAGGTAGGTCGGCGAAGATGTCCAGAACGATCACGGCAGCGTCGGCCAGGCCGTCGACCACATCGCGGAACACATCGAAATTTTGGTAGGCGAGGATGATACCGGCGACGAGGGCAGCGATGGCCGCAACGATGAGCGTTATAGGCGACGTTATGACTGCTACGGCCCCCGCGAGTATTCCCGTCGCCGCCGCCCACAGTGTCGTGGCGACCGTCGCCGCTGTCGCCAGGACCGTCCAGGTGACGGTGGCGGCCTTGAATAAGACGAACGCAGTGGCGACCGCGCCGACGGCGATCCCGAGGCCGACGAACAGATCTCTGTTTCGTTCGACAAACGGAACCACGTTGTCCATCGCCTCGGTGAACTTTTCCATCAACTCAAGCGCGATCGGCCCCATAGCGGCGACCAGCTTGTTTTTCATTGTGTCGAACTTGTCGGCGAGGGTGGCGGTCGCCTCGGCCTGGTCATCCACGAGGCCGGTTCCTGTACCCAGAAGGCCGCCGAATTCTTCCAGCTCCACTCCGCCGTCGCGGATGGCCGACGTCATGCGGGCGCCGGCAGTCCCGAACGCATCGGCGGCGATCGCCAGGGCTTGCGTCTCATCGTCGGCGGTTTCGATCTGGGTGACGATGTCCTCGAACGCCTGGCGCGGGTCGCCGCCGCCCTCGGCGATGTCTGCAAAGAACCGTTCGAGCGACGGGCCTAGCTTCGTGACGTCCACGCCGGCGCGTTCCAGCATCCCGAACATTGCGGCTGTTTCTTCTCCACTAAACGAAGCGGTCGCAAAAATGGGGCCGAATTTTTCCATCTGGGACAACAGGTTGTCCATAGGGGCGCCGGTCGCCTGCGAGATTCGCACCAGGTCGCCGAGCAGCTCGTCGGTGTCGCCAAGCGGCACGTTAAATTGGGTCATCTGGGCATCGACTCGCGCTATAGCATCGCCGACGTCCATGTCGGTTACGCGGGCAAAGTCGAGGAACAGGCCCGTTGTCGCTTCGAGCTGGTCGCCGGTCGCTCCAAAGAACGTGTTTACGTCGGCGATCGCTCCTGCGACCACATCAGCAGACTCTGGTACCGTCTTAAGGACGTCTGTCGCCTGGCCTTTGAGATCCTCCAGGGCTTCCCCGGTCGCGCCGGTGCCCTTAATGAGGGTGTTTTCCATTTTCTCAAAATCGAGGCCGGCTTTGAGGAATGAGGCACCGAGGCCGGCGGCCAGGCCGATCCCGGCCATCTTGAGGCCGTTGAACAGGCGGCTGGCACCAGTCGAGAACTTGCCGACGGATTGCTCGGCGTTGGCGAGTTCACGCTTGAAGTCCTTTGCGTTCGCGGAAAGCGCGACCGAGATTTTGGACGTTTTGGCGGCCATTACGTCAACCCGGCTTTTTCGAGCAGGTCGGCGGTTTGCTTCTCGTAGGCGGCTACCACCTCGTCGCGGCGTTCATCGAGGGCGTCGTACAGGAACGGGTTTGGGTCGATGTCGCGTGCTCGCCAGCCGAAGTGAATCGGGCCGGCGTAGGGCACTTTCGACGTCAGGCTCGGCGTTCCGGCGTTGACCTTCGCGCCGCCGGCCGCCTTCGCGGCCTTGATCGTTTTCTGCAACGCACCGGAACGCATCGGAACGAGCTGGCGGGCACGGTCGCCGACGATCTCGCCCAGAGCCTTATTGCCCTCTTTCAGGTCGGCGACCATCTCGGGGCCGACATCTTTCAACGCTCGCTGGAGTTTCGCGGAGTCAACGTAGATTGCTACGGCGGGCACGCCTGTTCGCCTCCTTCGTGCGTTCGTTGTGGGCGGCCCTGAGCGCCTTAACCAACTCGGGCGGCGCCTCCAGCAGCGCCGTAATGGGCTGTCCGGTGGCTAACGCGAGGTCGGCGAGGTGATACGTCAGGGAGTGCCGGCTGATAAAGGGCTATCGCTGTTGTCCGTCTCCAGGTCGGCGATTTGGTCTAGGAACTGGTCGAACGCCGGCACCGTCTTACCCTCATGCCTGGCCTGCTCCCAGGCGAGCCAAACCAGGTGCTCCATCGCTAGAGACCCGTTCGACAACGCCTGCACGGACAGCTTGAAATGGCGCTCGAATTTGACGAACGTGCCGATCGACGGTTTGACCGTCCAGGCGGTGCCGTCCTCTAGTTCCACACTGAGCCGAAGGTCGATCATGGCGCTACGAAGTCGCTGTCGTGATCGCGCCCGTTACGGGCCATGTCACGGACACCTCGGCGAGGTCGCCGACGCTGCCGTCGATGAATGGAAGCTCCGTGACGAGGCACGACCCGGTTTTCTTCGGGTTGGTGGCCGACACGGCCGCACTCGTCGGCGTGATCGTGACCGCGACCGCTGTCCCCAGCAAGCTCGCCAAAGTGGCGTAAACCTCCGAGGACGCGAAGTCGTTCAGGAAGGTTATGGACACTGAGGAGTCCTTGAGACCGCCGATTCTGGAGATGTTCGTTTCGCCCATCGCGGTCGTTTGTAGATCGGCGCAGGTCTCGTTGAACCCCGAGATGCTGGTTACGTGGTCGGTGAGGTCCACGGAGTTAACGGTCACGGTGACCGTGTTTTGCATGAATACGGCCATGGTCAGCCTTCCTTTTTGCTTGTAGATGGCGCGGCCAGGTGGCCGCTGGAGATGAGGGCTTCGATGTTGCAGCCCTCGAGGTCGCCGTCGGTGACGGTTCCCCCTGGTTCGACGCCGGCGACCGTCCTGGTTCCGGCGACCTTGTAGGTGGTCATGTGGCGTAAACCTCCACGTTGAATATGGCGCCGACGTATTGGCTGTCGGCGACGTTGACATTTCCGTAAGCGGTGCAGCTCGTCACCTGGGACGTCGAAGCCTCGCCGCCAAGTGTCGTGTCGCCCCGGATTGCGGTTTCGACCGAATCTGATCCGGTGATGAAGCTGTCGAGGACGTCCTGGCCGGCGTTTGGTTCCCACCGTTGCGCCAGGGCCAGCACCTCGAAGTTGAATCGGGACACGCCCTGGCCGCCCATCGCCTCGTGGTAGTCCGCGACCGGCGAACCGGGGCGAACGATCGCGCACGGAACTGTCACGCGGTCGGGGACAGTGTCGAACACGGCAACAAAGGTGCTCACGGTTTCGAGCCTGACCTTGATTTGGTCGCGCATGGCGGTGTAGTCGGCCACATCTACGCCACGGCCAACAGGCGGTAACCGGACAACAGGGCGCGAACGTCGGGGTCGATTCGTGAGATACGCACAGCGTCGCCCTCGAGGCCGGCCTGGAAGCCCAACGGCGAGCTGCGACGCTGATACAGGCGTGCGCCGAGCACCGTCGAAGCCTGGACGATCGCCTTTGGGATGGACATGCCGTAGCCGAAGTAGGCCGTAACCTGGATGGTTGCCCGATCCGAGCTGTACCTGGGGAACGATGACCCGTCGACGCGGCGAATGACCCTATATGGGGCCTGGTTGCCGTCGAGGACGTATTCGGAAGTGATCGTTAGCGTGGTGTCGTAGGTGCCGTCGTCGGCTGTGTCGGTCTTGACGGCCAGCGATGTCGTTTGGGCGATGTCGTCCACCAGGACTACTCGGTCGTTAACCGGCCGGTAAACCTTCGCGGTCGCGGAACCTGGCACGGCGAAGCTGCGGCCGGTGTAGTTGTCGATCTCTGCTTCGGCGGCGTCTATCGCAGCGTCGATCGGGTCGTCCTCGGATGTCGTGCCCGACGGGATGCCAAGGTAGGTCTTGACGACCGCCTTGGTGGTGTAGGCGGGCATCAGCTACTTCTTTTTCGGGGCCGGCTTCTTTTTCGCGGCCGGCTTCGGTGCCGGCTTCGCGGGTTCCGGCTTGTGGACACGGCTAGGGGACTGCTTGTCCCACAGCTCGTCGTAGCTCGACTTTTCGCTCATGCTTCCTCCTGGTGGTAGTGCCCCGGGCCGGTTTGACTGCCGACCCGGGGCGCTCCCTGGTGGGGGTCTTAGAGGGTCGCGTTGTAGAGCGTCCCGGTGAGGGAACAGACCGAGTTCGGGTCCCTGACCATGAACGCCGAGTAACCAAACGCGATGATCTTGACCGTGAGGGTCGCCGAGCCGACCGAGTCGTAGCGGGCCAGCATTGGCGCCCCGCCGCCGTTCTCCCAGAGGAGGACGTCGTCGGCGCGGTAGATGAGGATTGCGTCCTCGTCGCTACCTGCTCCCAGGTCGGTCGGCATGTTGCCGTCCACAACGACCGGTATCCCGGCGATGTTGCCGACAGCCTCGACGCCGGCAGCGTTGCCTACGCCGATCACGTTGGTCCCGAGTTGCGTGTTTGGAGTCAACAGCGGGCGGTTCTGGGAATCCAACGAACCGACCAGGTAAGACCAGCGACGCGGGGCCATGCAGATGTGGGTTGGCTGCAAAAATTTGGCTCCTGCGACCGTTCCTATGCCCTTGATGATCTTCTGCCAGGTCTCGTACCCGGTCGGGGATGCATCGTCGGTGTCGATGTTGCCGATACCGGACACACGCAGAGCGCCCTTGTGGGTGCCGGAAGTACCTGCGCCGTCGATGAGATCGTGATCGAGGCTGGTCGCATAACTGAGCGCCAGGTCCTCGTAGATCATCTCGTCGACCCGGTCGCCGCGCTCTAATGCCTGGCGCGAAATATCTTGCGCTCCGGCATATGTGGCGACGGTCGCTGACTGCATGGTGTCATCGATGGTCGTCTCCGATATTGCGGCGTTCTCGGAACTTTGGGCCGCTGCGCTGGAGGATGTCGTGATCCTCGACACGTTGACGGTGAGTCCCGAGGGTCCAAGGGGGATCTTTCGCAGCGTGTTTGCGAAGTTTCTCCCAGCCTGGGCTTTTGCGACGGCGAGGTTGACGGCGTACTGAGGTACGACCAGCCCGGCCCAGTTGGAGCTGGTCCCGTCGGCGCGGTGTTCGATGTCCATTTCGGACTGGTGCCGTGCGATGCGCTGCTGCGCGGACGGGTCCGACAACACCTGCGCTCGGAACATGTCCTGAAAGAACGAATAGTCGCCGTTTTCGCGGTAGGTCAGCGGCTCGTCGGTGACGGTCACACGGCCGGCGGCCCGTTCTTCGGGGGCATCGTCGGTCGATGCGACCTCGGCCCGCAGCTTTGCGGCCTCGAGGTTCGCTACCTGGATGGCTCGGAGTTCGCCGATGCGTTCATCGAGCGCCACGGCACGCGACGCCAGATCCTTCAGGTTCGTGTCCTCAGACTCGGTCAGGTCGCGTGCTTCTTCAGCTGCACGCTCCACAAGGCCGGTCTGGGTGGTGGAGATTTCGTCGCGTTCGGCGACGAGTTGGTCGAGTAACTGCATTTTTCGCACTCCTCAGTAGAGGGTCGGTGTGTGAGGGTGCGATTGGGTGCCGGGGATCAACCGGCGGCGCTTTCGCGGCGCTCTTGTGGCTACAAGAATACACCAGGGGTGAGACAACCGATGGGCTTCTAGTTCGTCAGCAGGTGCCGCCATTTGGCGAGCCTCGGCGCGACCTGCGGGTCGTCGGGGTCGTAGGCGCGCACGGCAAGCACTTTCGCTTCGTTGTAGGCGGCGGCGGTGACCAAACCGACATGATCGAGGCGCCCTTCGAGGCGTAGCACATGGCGTCGACCGTCGCGTGTCTCTGTCCGGTTGCGTATCGGCTGGAACGCGACCGACAGGCCGGTAACCATGTTGTCCAGGACGAGTTGGCGGGATTCGTCGGCGCGGGGCGTGTTCGCAAGGCGGAAGTCTGCGACGAGGCCGTCGTTTGTGTTCTCCCACGACATCGACATTCCGACCGGGTGCCGGTTCCTGTCATGCTGCTCGAGAAGTGGGATGCGGGTCCCTCTTTCAGTAATAGATTTGTCAAACACGGTCTTGGCGAACTGTTCGATGTAGTCGCCGGTGTCGAATGTCGAGTGCCACGGTGCGACGATTCCGACGAGGTGGTGGCCGTCGTCGTCGTCGCGTAGTTCGAGGTGTTCGAGGGCAACGGTGCGGGTTTCGATGTTCATAGTTCCAGGTCCTCCTCGATGTCGAGATCCTCGATGGCGCGGATCTCTGGGACGGACAGCCAGCCGCCGGCGAGCGCCTGGGCGTGCGCGGCGTAGCGGGTGTTGGTGTCGGCGCGCAGCAGCGCGTCGAGGTTGAACTTGGCTTCTTGGCCGCGTGGCAGCAAGGTAGATAGGGCCGCTTCGACGCGGGTCAACCAGGGCCGCAGCGTGTATGTGGCGAAGAATCGTGCGTCGTCTTGCGCGTTTGCGTAGGTCCGCGAGTCGGTCGAGCCGACACCGACCAGGTACGACGGGACACCAAATATGGTGCATATCTGCTGCGCCGAGAATCTGCGCGATTCGACCAGCTCGAGGTCGGACGCGGAGAAGGACAGCGTCTGATACGACATGCCGCCCGACAGGACAGCCGGGGAGCGTTGCCGGCCGCCATGCGCCGCGACAAAGGCGTCTTTCGCGGCGTTCGCTTCGGCCTGGGTTAGTTCAGCCTCCGACGACAGGACGCCGGCCGGGATGGCCCCGTTCACATACAATTCGGCGGCGTGATCTTCGCCGGCTATGGCGAGGCCGAGCGCGCGGCGTTGCATCGCCAACGGGCCGAGGCCCAGGTCGTGACCTGGAAGCGTCAGCCCGCGAATGTGCAGGACATCCTCGGCGTCGTATGACCGGCCGGCGACCGAGTAGGAGCGGACACCGTCGCGGACGTTGACGGCGACGGCACCAGGGGCGAGTACTACAAACGAACGCGGATGCCCCAACGAATCACGGTTGCCGACGAGCAGGTAGGCGTTGCCGTCGATCAGGAGCGACACGAACACCGACGCGAGGGTCGACATTCGGGTATCGCTCGGGTCGGGATGCTTGAGCACATCCGGCGTGCGGTTGAGCTGCATTTTGCCACGGAACGAATGGAGCGGCAGCGACGCGGCGGTGTCGGAGATGATCTGAACGCACCTGTACGCGGCCGGAATCGACAACGTGGTGGATTCGGTGATCGACAGCGGCCCGGTGAGCGGTTGGGCGCCCAAGCCGAAACTAGGAAGCGTGAACGTGTCGGCGCGTTCCACCGGACCCTGGAAGGTGCGTAGCAGCATCGGTTACCGCCTGACGGGTTGTGAGCGCGTAGTGCGCTCGAGGGCGAGACCCACCAGGAGCGAGAACACGCCGAACGCCCCGAGGAACAGGGCGGTGCCGGCGATCGTCCACACTGCCCAAAACAGGGCAGCGAGGCCGGCCACCTGCAGGAGCGACGCAAACGTTTTCATCTAACCCTCAGAATACGGCAGGTTTCGGACGCACTTGGGCACCTGCGACAACTCCCCAACGTGCCAACGTGGCCGCGACAAGGGGCGTGATGTCGACCGTGGATCGTCGGTTCCATGCCCACTGTTCGGCGAGTTTGCGTTTTGACGCTGCGCCGACGGCGTCGGTCAGTAGACGATCCCCGAGGTGCGTCACGGTCTGGTCGACGACCGCGTCATAGAAGCTCCCACACGCCCGCGCGTAGTCGCGCATCCCGACGGGCACCACCTCGACTCCGGCCTGCTCAAGCGGAACGATAAACGACCCGGCGGGTGCCCCGCCGTCGATGACAACCGGGGCGTGCCATTTGTTCCACAGCTCGACAATGCGTTCCTGTACCCATCCGACATGTGCGCGATGGTCGATGATCTCGATCGGTGTCCACGCACCGTTTCGGCCGCACGCGGCGATCGTCGCCGAGTCCCGATTCGGCGAGACGTCGATACCGAGCACAACCTGGTGGCCGAGCATGACATCGGTTCGTTCGAGGCGTTCCCAGTCGGTCATGGCGATTACGGCCACGGCTTCGAGTGCGGGCCACACGTTGAGCCATTCGCGGGCAAACAGCTCCGGTTCTGTTGACTGCGCGGCTTCGGCGACCGCGTCGACTGTGACTCCTCCCACCTCGGCGAGGGTCGGTATGGCCTGGCGCCACACGGCGTTGTCCAAAACGTCGAACTTGTCGTCGGCCGGTGCCCATTCGAGCCAGGCGAGGCGGCCGTCGTCGCTGTCGCGTTCCTGGTGGCCGAGGTTCCGGTAGTGGGCGAGCATCGTCGAGTTCGCGTCGCCGGCGTTCGACAAAATCCACAGTTGCGCGTTCGGCCGCGTTGCCATAGTTGGCTGGATCGCCGAGATCAGGTCACGGTCGGCGAGGGCGGCTTCGTCTATCACCACCAGGTCGGTCGTGAGGCCGCGTGCGCCTTTCCGGTTCGGTGTGACGACCCGGTACTGCGAGCCGTTTTCCATGATGAGCGCTTCCTGGCCGTTTGCGCGCATCACACGCCGCACACGGCGCGACATGGACGAGTCGATTATCAGCTCGCAGTGCTGTTCCCACAGGTAGCGGGCCATGCCGCGATCCTGGGCGGTGAACGCGACCACATGGCCGGGTTGAAGTAGTTCTAGGGCGATCCTCGAGGCGGCGAGGGCGGTTTTGCCGTTTTGGCGGCCGACACACACGCCGACGGTGCGGTAGCGGTAGAGGCCGTCGTCGTGTTCGAGGGCGACGTCGGCTACGAGGCGCTGCCAGGCGAACAGGTCCCAGCCGAGCGCCTGGGCGACCCGTGCGAGGTGGTGGCCGTGCGTTTCACGTTTCGACCTGGGTGTGCCCCACCTAGGAGGCGTCGTCACGTGTGATCTCCTGTACGAGGTCGTCCCATATGTCGCCGTCACCCTCGACGCCGAGTTCGTGCAGGACGCGCACCATCTGGTTGGAGATGTTGGCGGAGTTGCCGAGGCCGTCGCCTGTCGCCTGGATGTGGTCGAGTGCCCAGGCGAGGTGCTGGAGGTTCTCGGCGAGCAGCGCGTTCGGGTTGTCGAGCTTCGCCAACACAACCTCGGCGGCTTCCTGGTGACGTCTCATCGTCGGACCCTGGACACGCGGCCGATCGCGTCGACGCAATCGTCGCCGAACGCCCACAGATAGGTTTGATAGGGAATAGAATCTTGGCCGCCATCCGGCTTCACGAAGGTGCCATTCCACATCGTTACGCCGTCGGCCTCGGCCCAGATGCGGTTATGCCATTTGCAGTTTCGGCTCGCGGGCAAGAGGGCGATGCCGTGGCCGTGTTCGAGGAACCGGTCGACCCAGGGCGACGCCTTCGAGTAGGGCGGGTTGAGCCAGACGCGGCCATGCCAGGGCTGCGCGAGGCCATCGTCCTCGACGGTGTAGATCCGGTCGGCCGGGACGGCTGAGAGTTCACGCGGACAGGATGCCGGGTCGAGGTCGAACCGGATGTCGAGCGTCTCGAACAGGCTCGCCGGCGTGTAGCACTCGTCCGACGTTTTACCCTCCGTGAGCGGGAACAGGCGAGCCGGTAGCGCGGTCATCACCAGGCCCGCGATGTCTTGGGCCGCGTGCGGCGCTTATTCGTCATCTGCGCGGCCCGTTTCGAGTTGCATTTCCTACACGCCGGCACCAGCTCGCCCACCCACAGCTCAGGACTAGGTGCATCAGCCAGGGGCGGGACATGGTCGGCCTGGGTCGCGGGCCGTTCCCGACACCAGACGCACAGCGGCCCACCGGCCAGGAGACGCGCGCGGGCCTTCCGATGCGCCCAATCCCTACCCGGCCCGGTCATGGCCTTACGCAGCCTTTCTCGCGGGTCTCAGGGGCATAGCCGGGGACACGCAGCCTTACGCAGCCTTTCTGGGCCGTCTTGGGGGGAAAAAAAGACC